ACATCTTTGTCAGTGGATGGTTCTATACCACCACGGACTCTATGGCAATGAGTCTTTGAGTCCCATCCATAGTCTATAAAGTCCTGATACATCTGCTCTACCAGAGATGTAGTAGGAACTACTATAAGTGTTTTTAATTTTTTAAGTGTCCAGAATCTAGTGAGTGCATAGATCATTAAGGACTTACCAGAACCAGTGGGAGACAGTAATAGTTTTCTTTTGTGTCTGAGTGCTTCGTATATTCCCTTGTACTGATAGTCTCTGACCTTGTGCGGTAGTCTGAGAGTCTTTATGTAATCTCCTATTCCTTCAGGGGTAACGAATTCATCCATCTCTGATGGAAGACCATAGAATTCATTGTCTCTATGGATAACCTCATACCCTTTCTCTTCGCAAAACGCAATAATGTAAGGTAGAAGACCAACATATATCTCACCTGTAGCAGGGCTGAAGAGTTTGATTTTCCCATCCCAATACCTCTTTTTGTACGCTGACATGAACTTCGCAGCTGGTACCTCAAAAGTAAATTGGTCTGCTAACTCATGTCCCACATGAGGTTCGCATTGAACTGTCAAATAAACTTCATTCTTTTTCTGAATGAATACATTAGATTTCATATCCTTTAAGGAACTTGGCGAACTCAACCGCATTCTTTATATGAAAAGAACGGTTGTTGATTGCCGAGAGAATGGTCTTGATTGCATCGACCATCTGGTTTAAATACTTTGCCTTAAGGACACTTTTTTGATATTCTTGATCAGCTTCCAGATATACTGGTACATCTGTCTTGATCAGTTTGACTGGAAAAGGTTTTTCCGACTTCCCTGTATAGTATTCCCACCTGTCACGGTAAGTACGCTTTACATCTAACTCTGCCTGATCCCGAAGGGTAGTAAAGTTATTGTAAAGTCTTAAATATTTAGCATGTAATTTTGGTATGGATAACGAGTCGTGGTCTAGTTTTTCATCATCTAAAGGGGCATCCTTTGCCCACATATCATTCAAGGTTTCTAGATTCATACTTTCTTCTGATCTTTATCCGCAATTTCGTAGATGGTATATTTAAAATTAACTTCTGCTGTAAAGTAATTGATGTCTGTTACAGATGCATCAAACTCTAGAGTGGTTAAACTTGTAGGAAATATATTAAAGAAATTAACTGTAGCGATACTGTTGTAATTGCTGTTCAATACTAATAGTCTAGCATCTGACATGGTTTTTGTAAAGTCAGTATCTCTACCTTTCTCATCTACAGCATTAATATATTTCTGAAAATCTCCTGTGTTCATGGGGTTAGTTAAACCCTTTAACCACTTGTATATTTCAAAGTAGTTGTCTAGATCTTCGTTAACTAAGAACCTCAAGTTAAGATCACCAAAGGTCATCTTATCACCTGGCACAGTATAGTCTTTGACAGGTGTAGAGATCTCTCTTGCACCAATACTTACTTCTGGTATAGAAGCAGCTTGACAAAAGTAATCCACATTAGGTGTCCTACTCATTATAAACTTAAATCCAACAGGGGATAAGAAGTTTTTATTCTTTGGTGCAAATTGTGCCATTAGCAGTTTTTGTTTAAGTTCTCAGCCATGTCGCCACCTATGTTAGAACCTTGTTCTCCACCGAACATTGCTATCCAACCAGCAGCAACCCAACCAACAAAGGGAATAGAGGACACAGCAGGAGCAGCAGCAGCACCAACGCTAGTCCCAACCAGTCTCCCAGTTCCTTCTGCACTTCCGACTGCCTTGATACATGCAAGGTCTTTCTGTGACAGTTCTGGGTTATCCTTGACAAACTCATCAAGAGGTGCAATCCATGATCTTTGATTAGATACTGGAGCTCCTTGGTTGATCTGACCGTCCATGTAGTACTCTTCAACAACCTTTGTTGTTTCTGTTGCTAGTCCTAAGAAACCACCTTTCTCTTTGATGTCCTTAGTTATGTACGCTGTCTTGGGATCATTAGCAGTATAACTGATCTTGTATCCTTCCTTATCTGCTTGAACAACATAAGAAGTGTAAGGACCTACAGGTATGTCTAGGTCTGGTAGTTTATCGTTATTTCGTCTGCTAACCATTCCGATCATACCAATGTGAGTCACACCCACTGCTAATCCTAATATAGCCGCAAACCATTTTATAGGTGACATGATAATATTATCTCTGTCTTATTTAGGTATTCTCTGTGAAAGGATTCTTGGAAGTATGGTCGATATGGTTCTGGTTGTATGTTTGTATAGTCATAGGCATACCTGTAACACAGTCTATCATTGATAGCACCCAGTCTTCTGTGCTGTACAATACTATTATCAAATAGTAAAAGATCTCCATCTTCTTTATACCAATGATCGTATGTGTATGGTTCCAATCCTTTTCTTATCTCTGACAATACTAACTCTGCATCATGATCACTCATACCTTTGATACCTGTGACAGTATTGAAACTATAGTGTAATCCTTTGATGCAACCAGGACTTTGAATTACTAATGGTATCTCAGTATCTGGGAAAGGACACATATTTTTATACATCAAATTGTCCTGCATATCATTTAAACCAGGATTAATCTTGCCAGGTGTGAAGTTATGAATCAATATCATTTCATCTAGTTCACTACGAAAACTCTCTGAGACCCCCTCATAATAGTCTGTAGTGGTCATAAAACCTGTTGCACTCCTAGTTGTACCTTTGACACCTAGTAATCCAATGCCAGGTGTAAAACATATATCACCACTTTCATTGCTGTGCCATAGCAATTCACCCTCAGCAAAGATTCCCATCCTCTTTCCATTCTTCTTCATTCCAGTAACATTTAACATGTTACCAAATTGCATAGGATGATTACCAACTCTTATATTATTAAACTCTCTGCATATATCTTTGTCTATCGGATCTACATCGTCACTATTCAATATGTTTTCAAAATGCCTATTTGCCCACGGATACTTATTGTACAGATACGCAACCCAATTGAGACGATCATCTCCCCACTTCTTCATCAAATTATAAAACGTCGCACGATTTAAGTTAGCACCTCGTATGATGGTAACTAACGTCTTAAGGTGCAACCTTCCTATTTCATTCCATTCATCGTCTGTAATATGGTTTAGATCTACATCATCAATATAGATACCAAAACTACCAAGACCATTGATATTTGATATTTTCATACACTTATATATTAGCATAAAAAAAGAGAGGTGTTAACCTCCCTTTTTACTTTCGTTCATTTGGTTACTCCAACATGACTTTGCATATTCTTCGACACGAATTAGGTAAGTCTGTACACTCTATTAGGCAGTCAAAGTAATCGTCGATCTTGTCTATTTCTAAATTACTGTTGTTATCGACACTTACACTCCAACCGCTTAGTTGATTTTTACTTACTAGATTGTGCATTAATTCCTCGCTAAGTCTACTATTATGTATGCAAATCAACACCGTATTTACGGTTACAATTTAACAAAAAGAAATGCCTACGAGTTTATACTCATAGGCATTTGGAGAACTTAATCTTCGTCGTCTGATTCAGTTAAGTATTCGTTACGACTCTTAGGATCGTCTTTCCATTGTTGGAAGATTCCATCCTTATCAGTTCCAATAGTTACGTAGTCTAGTACCTTTGCTACGGTGTTATACTTTTCAAGTATCCTTTCAAGGATAATCTGATCCTGTAAAGGTCCTTGAGATTTCTTTGTCAATTCTGCAACTGACTCTTTACCTAGGTGAGTTTGGATGTAGTCCAATAGGTTTTCCTTTTTCCTACCGTCACCTACGTAGTTGTCAATGAAATGGTATAACGCTCCAAGTCCACAGATCATATCACCTTTTAAAGTATTCCATCCTTTGAATGTTTTTGTTTCATTCAACTCTTTATAGAGATCAATTGCTTGACCAGTATAAACTAACTTGTACTTTTGGATTGTTTCTCTGACTTGTTTGAAACCATAGATTCCGTTTGTACCGTCATCATCAGCACCAATCAACTCAACATGTATGCCAAGTGTTTGAAAGTTCTCTTCTATTGTACGAGCATATTGTGCTCCTTGAGCAAGGTCTGCACGTAGTTTAGCAACAGAACTAACGTTGGTTCTTGATGTGTTAAAGTCTTTGAAGTACTTTGCTTCAGCAATCTCACACTCTTCTGTGGTTAAGTAGTCTTTGTGTGATTGTATTTGAACTGGTAGTTCAAAGTTAGCAGCATCTTCGACATAGATTCCTGCTAATACACAAGTATGTTGACCATCGACAACCATTAAGTCACCGTTTGGTCTTTTAAAAACAGAAAGAGGTTTAACCAATTCTGGTCTAAACACTCCTGCTTTCTTTATTAAGTTTGTGTTTATTAATCTCTGGTACTTAGAATCAACTTTCAATTCCTTTAATGGAACGTATTCTACTTTAATGAACTGACTCTTCTTAAATCTTTTTCTTACGCCCGATATACCTCGACGTATGGTGTGTTCGACTAGTTGCCAAACGTCCTGCACAGCAGAACTTACCCTTCTTAGGGGTGCGAATGCGGTCATGATTTTCTCCTGACTATGTGAATTAGCGTCTCTGACTATAGTTGCAAGTCGTTTGCAAGACGGTAAGACTATTTATACACAAAAAAAGAGACCCCGAAGGATCTCTTAATGTTATGTAATATAAGCGTCTTGCTTACATTAGGTTTGCTACTTTAACTCTTCTGTAGTAAGCGTTAGCATTCAAGTTTGAAGAATGCTGTGGGTCACTATTAGATAGAGCTGCAAGTCCCTTAGCAAATGGGTTAAGAACCATTCCATAACGAGTCTTAAACCCGATACGTGGTTGGAATGTATCCTGACCAATCGCTCTGTACATTTGTAGGGGCACATAAGG